GGTGGATCAGATAGAAGCACTCCGGGAGCTGGCCAAGATACACGGGCTGTATGCCCCTTCAAAACATATGGTAGCTCAGAAGATATCTTTTGAGGTTAGTCTCGTTGACAAGGGAAGGAAAGATGATGGGGAATGAGCGAGAGATGTCAGGTTTCGAACCGGTGACCCCAGAGTACATCAGGCAGCAATACTTCCTGTGCCACCCTAGGGCCTTTGACAAGACGGCCCGGAAGTGCTATTGTTCTAAGGTCGAGGGAACCCCCGAGACATCAGCAAATCCATGCCTAGCTTTACGTAATGGTTATAGTGCGCCCCACCAAAGAGGAGGACTTGTTGACCCGTATTCTGCATAACACCTGGTTCTGGCTACTGGTTATCTTGGTGCTGCTTGTTCTATGGTCGGCTCCCTGGACTCACGGCTGGCACTAACCATCGCCCACTACTTAAGACTCTTAAGACTACGATGTGCGCCTGCGCCTTGCCTCGTTCCCTTCACCAACACAACGAATAACACGACTATACACCCAACCATACATCAAGACGAATGACAGGATTACGACAATACTCCCCAAAGTTATAGGAGTAAAATTTCAAAACTAATGACATATACCTTGTAAGTTTATACTTCTCCATGTTATACTGAACTTAGGAGGTATATATGAAAACAAGAGTAGATGGTGAATATTTTGGTGAGATTAGACAGGGGAAAGAAATTGGTTGGAAGTATTCTTCGAAAGTTATCTGGCTCCAATGTTTAGATTGTGGGGAGGGGCACTGGGTACACAAACGCAAAACAGAGAATGCGAACTTCACAGGGTATTGCATGAAATGTGTTCGTTCGCACCGTCCTCCACTTGGTAGAAGGCAAACGGTTAATACCACAAACGGGTACAGGTATATTCAAATAGAACCCGATGATTTTTTCTATCCGACAGTAAGTATAATAGCCAAAAAGAAATATGCGTGGATAGCAGAGCACAGGTTAGTGATGGCGAAGCATCTTGGCCGAAACCTGCATAGGTGGGAAATCGTGCATCATAAAAACGGCATACGAGATGATAACAGGATTGAGAACCTCGCTCTTGTGGGACAAACCAATCATCCGAAAAACACATTAAATAGGTTGTTTCAAGAGAGAATACGGGAATTAGAGACTAAACTCTCGCAGCGAAAAGTAACACCATAAGGATTACATAATGGCGGTAAAGACCAAACCTCGAACAGAAGAACCACAGGAAACCGAGAAAGTCGGGATACAGGTAGCGAAGCCGAACAGTGAGTGGCAGGAGCGGTTTGTTCGTTCCATGGCCAAGCGGCAGGTAGTGAAGGCAGGGCGGCAGAGTGGTAAGACCTTCGGCGTGTCCATCAAGGCCTCATTGGCTTTTCTTGGTGTTTGCTGGAAGTGCCTCGGGGGCGGGTGTACTGAGTGCGATAATACAGGGAAGGTCAGGCAGCAGAGGGTGTTGTACGCCGCGCCGACCTCGGAGCAGACGGAGATGTTCTGGTACGAGGTGGTGGAGAGTTTAAGGCCGGGGATAGATGCCGGGGCTTTCAAGAAGGATGAGACGGAAAAGACGATTGAGGTTGTGGGGACGAACATCGTTCTGAAAGCCAAGACGGCATGGAACGCCAACACGTTAAGGGGTGGCAACTGGGACGTGCTGATACTGGAAGAGTTCCAGTTGATGAACGAGGACACCTGGACGGACGTCGGGGCGCCGATGCTGATGTTGAGCGATGGGGTGGCGATATTCATCTTCACGCCGCCGTCATTAAAGAGTGAGGGCGTGAGCAAGGCTAAGGACCCCCGCCATGCCTCCAAGCTGTTCAAGAAGGCGCTGGAGGACAAGACGGGAAGATGGGAGACCTTTCACGCGACATCGCACGATAATCCGGCGCTGAACGAGAAAGCGCTGGAAGAGATAATGGGGGACATGTCATCCGGGGATACCTACCGCCGTGAGATACTGGCGGAGGATGACGAGATTGAGGCGTCCTGGTTGGTGTACGGAAAGTTTGATAATAGCCTCTGTCAGGTAAAGAGGTTCACCATCCCGGAGGACTGGCCGGTGTTTACGGGGCATGACTTCGGCACCGCAAACCCAGCGGCTCTTTTCGTAGCGCAGGTCAGATTACCTTTGCCGCCGAATGTGCCGCCTTATTTGAGATACGGGGATTATGTCGCTTTCAGTGAGTATTGCCCCGGGGCGGGCTTTTCCGCGCAGCAGCACATTGACAAGTTCCGGGATACCCTGGGACGGAAGGATGACGGGACGCCGCGGCTGAAACTGAGCCGCGCGGTGGGCGGGAATGTAACCACGGAAGAAGAGACGCGGCAACTCTACCGCCGTCTTGGGTGGTACATCGAGGCGCCGCCGATAAGCCGGGTCAACCTGCAAATTGACCGTGGCATCGCCATCATCGAGCAGAACCAGTTTTACGTGTTTGAGGACTTGCACCAGTTCCTCGACCAGATTGCGAGCTGTATGTGGGTCATTGAACCGGAGACCAGGCGGACGACCAATAAGATAAAAGACGAGGCGCGGTACCACATGCTGGCCTGCTTCCGTTATCTGGCAACCATTCTAGCGCCACGGTTAGTACAGGTTGAGTCTTTTGCCAGCATGTATGTGGCTGGCGAGCGCGTTTACTAGAGAGGTAAAAATGGCGAAGGCAAAGAAGATAGAAGCAGCGAAGATTGACGAAACCCCATCCGAGATAATCAAAAAGGTGCAGGCAAAGGAGGGTGAATTATCTGACCTCTTTGACCGCATGGATGAGGATTTTGAGATATGGGACATGCAGGAGACCGCTGCCACCATCAATTACGGCAATGACAGAAAAAAAGCCGTTTCATCAACCTTGCGGAACAATGATATTCATGTTATCTCCAACGAGCCCCGCACTTTTGCCGACCAAGTACAGTCCACCCTATCAGATGCCGAGATGCAGATAATGGTCCGCATGGTGGAGAACAAGGGCGAGGACAAGCGTGATGACATCGCCAGTCTGGAGAGACTGCTCCATTACGCCTTTGACATGGCTGACCGGCGGTTGCGTAAGATGCTTCTGCCCCCCTTGCGGGAGTCGGTAATCTGGGACTCCATCATCAGGGGTTGGGCGGCGGCCTGCACGCTGGTCTATAAATCGGGTGAGAATGTGATATTTGACCTTCAGCGTTGGGACAGGCGCTGGCTTACTTACGAGGTCGGCGGGGATGGGATGCTCTGGTCGGCGTACAAGACCTTCCGCTCCGGGGCGGCGTTGAAGGACGAGTGGGGCTATGATACAGCGGCAAAGACCAACAACCAGGTCATTAACTACTGGCGGCATGATGGCGACATGAAGTTCACCAATGCCGTGATTTGCGGCAATGATTTTATTAAAAAACCGGAGATACACAGGATTAGGTCTTTTCCGGTAACGGTTGTGCCGGTGGCGACCAGGCCGCCGATTTCTACCGAGACGGAAATGCAGGTTGCAGGATATGGGGAAAGCATCTTCGCCCCGCTGCGGGAGATAAACAAGACCCGCAACCGTTTCATGTCCATTGCCGCAACTCACGCAAACTTGCTGTCAAAACAGCCGATTATAAACTACTATGATGAGGTGGGGAAGGAGATTAAAAGTACGGTCTACCTGGCGGAAGGCGTACTTAACCTCCCATTGAACCACAACAAGCTGGAAGCCGCCCCCATGAAGGAACTGGCGCCTACCGTGATTCAGTTACTTGGTGAACTTAACCGGGAATTGGAAAAGGCCACCCTGCCCAATATCCCTGTCGGCACTCCGGCACCATCCGGCACGCTCTATAATCTGGTGCAGGAAGCGGGCAACAAGGTCTTTAACCCGCAACTGAAGAACCTCACCTACTTTTACGCTGAGATTTGCCGCCAGATTGAGGAGCAACTGATTGACTCTGGTATCAAGGTGAACGTGAAGTACGAGGAAAAGAAAAAGTATTTTGAGACGCAGGTAACACCGGTTGATTTGAAAAAGCCCCACACGATAAAGGTGGAATTTACCGCAAGGACACCGTGGACGCAGATGGACACCTACCAGATTGCGGATATGGCAAAGAGGCTTGGACTACCTGATTCCTTTATCCAGGAATACATCCTCAAGCTCCCCGACCCGAAGGGTATCGGCGATATGTCGGCGATAGAAATGGCAGAACACTCCCCCAAGATGGCGATGGTCAGGGCGATTCAAGCCCTTATGGTGGCGGGCAGACAGGACGAGGCGGAACAGGTAATGAGAGATTTATACGCGCTTGAAGTCAGCGAGCTACAACAGACCATGCCACCTGCGGCACCTACTACATCTAGTGCTATGCCGACTGAACAAACATCACCTGTAGTAGGCGGAGGAATATAATGCCTGATTTTGTGGAGAATCCCAGAGATTACGCCGCTGCGCAAATGACTAGGGATACGGAACCGTATCACTACCAGCGAGACAGACAATTATTTAACAAGCAACCACGGCCTTCTCAGCCCAATACCAGTCAGCCTAACCAAATATTCTCAAGGGCTGGCTGGGGCATGAGTACACAGGAGTATTGGCAGGGCGTTTTTGAAGATTATCTGAAAAGG